ATTCTGTGCAACATCAACTGTTTCAATACTATTCAAACGAGTGTTCTGTGTGGCATCAACACCTTGTGTGATGATAGTGTTGGCATTAATTGTTACCACATTCGGTGCAGCTGTATTTTGTGTTGTGCCATCTACAAACTTGATAGGCATTCTTAAAGATAATCCTACACCATCTTCAAAACGACCAATCTCATTGGCTTGTTTGTGGGCGCCAGTAAAGAAAACTAAATCAGTATTTGCAACTGCCGTACCAATCCATAAATTACCTTGCTTTTCATTATCTGTACCATGCATATACAAATAACCATCATTATTTGGTAAATCAAAGTCGGGGTCAGGATCCATGTTTGAACCTTGAACACCTACATCCAAATAATTATTTGCATTATCACCATCATCAGATGTGATTACAATGTCACCAGAACCTTTTGAATTAATGTTCTGAAAGTTAACTTGTGAAAAGATTGCATTATTACTAATAAATTGCGCTACAGAATTAGGAAGTAAAAGGCCTGTGTTTGCAGTACCAACATTCAAAATATTGTTGGCATATAAGCCTTGAGCCAAGACTGTGGTAGAAAACTGTGAAGTTGTATTGGTGGTCTTATCTACCACCACAAATACTGTGTTGGCGTTATTAGCCGATAACTGTGATAAAACTGGTAGTTCTGATATTTTGACTGACGGCATTTCTTACCCCGCTAATATTGTGATGCCTGATTCTGTTATTAAAATGTAACCATTCTCTGTTAATAATTCTGGATATTCATAAAATCCTATGACACCATAGACCAAACAAGTTTCTGTGTTTGCTGATTTATCAACTGTAATTAATGCGTTATTTACTGGTCCAAATGAGTTATTGGCAAGGTACAAATTACCATTTGCAAATACCTGTGTGACGGTATAATAAGGGCCGCCATTTAAAGAAACTTTATCTCCAGCAAAAATAATATTGTTGGCTGGTGTTTTGTTGGTAAAATTACCATCAAATTGACCAGTAACCGATTGTATATTTATCACATTTGAGGAGGCGTTTGCCGATCCAGTAGCAACATTTGCAAAGACTACAAAGACATTATCTTGCATTATCACCTGATTATTAGCCCAATCCACATTTGTAATCGTAGAGTAGGCTCTCAGGTTATTCGTGGCAGTATATTCAATGATGTCATTTGCAAAGACGGTGTTACCAATATTGGCAGAGATTGTGTTGACGAACCGAATAATATTGGTACTAATTTGACCAGCCCGAGTATTTGCTTCAATGCGGGCCAGAGCAGAGGCACCAGCAAAGGTGTCCATATCATAACCTTCTTGGAATGAAGTTTGAGTGTTCATTGAGAACCCATTGGAACTTATTAACAAGTTCCGTCCTCTTAGGTTCATACCAGAGGGGTGTAATAGGTTCAACACTAAATCTTTATATGTTTTAAGTGCTTTCTCAACCGATAAAACATAGGTGAAGTTATTATAATCAAGACTTTCAAGTACCAGACCTAAAGAAGAAAGATGACCATCATCATTCAGATAGGTACCAGCACCCACAATCAAACCATCTAAAAATGATGCATTAGCCCTTGCATTACCATCACCATACCGAATAATACTTGTTGGATTACCAGTAGTTTTATCGGTGTAGGCATTCTGTGGGTCTAAAACCAACAAAGAAGATACATTAGAAATGTTGTGGTCAATCTTGATTGAAAGTGCAGCATCATAGTTTCCTGTATAATCATATGTTCTTAATTGATATACATCGGCTGCCGTATTTGCTGGAGATGCCGTTGAAATTTTGAATACAGAGGCTACGTTGGCTTTATAAGTGGCCACATTAAATGATGCACCTTGATACATGACATCACCAGCCAAAGGAAAATCTAATGGTGAAACGTTACTTACTGCAACATCGGCTACTTTTAGATAAACATTTGGTGTTGAAACATAATCTTCACCAGGATTAATAATGTTGATAGATGTAACTGAGCCAGTTCTATCGGTTGTTGGTGTTAAAATTGCATCAGCACCCATAATTCCTGTGACAACAAGTGACGCATTAGAACCTGTGTTACTTGTAACTGTGATTGTGGGTAAACTATCTTTTGTATAACCCAATCCACCTAAAGGAAATGATTGATTCGTATTGTTGTTGGCATAAACATATCGTGCATTGATAATTGAACCAGCCGTATTAACAGTTACATTGGCAAAAGCTCCAACACCTGTGCCACCAGTAATTAATACTGTGTTTGCATTACCATATCCTTGGCCACCATTTAATATTTGAATTGGTTGAAGTATACCAAGGAAACTTAATGCATCGGTTCCCACATCGGTTGCATACAAAGAACTTACATCAACAGCAGGTGCAGAAGAATATCCTCCACCTTGATTGGTAACTTGTATTGAACCAATTGGTCCAACTTGTAAAGTTCTAAAAGTTAAAGTGTCACGCAAAGTAGAATTTGTGTTTGCGCTGACAGCAAATGATGTATATGTCTGAGCAAAGGTTGAATTTCCAATTCTAACATTAGCTACAATACCTAATGTGTTACTTGTGATAAGTGTAACATTGGCTAATCTAGCATCATCTAATAAATTAATTCTAGCAGCTGCACCAGAACCTCCGCCACCAGAGAATGTGATGGCTGAATTTGGAAATACTCTATAGCCATGTGAAGGGTCAGTTACAACCAAACTCTCAATAGATCCTGTTGTTGTTTGACCAACTTCTGCCGTTGCACCAATCGGATTTGCTACATCAGGATTTAATCCACCAACAACAATAACTGGATCGCCAGGTTCATAGAACAATCCTCGACTTCTTGGATTAATTGTTATAGAAGATATAACACCTACAACTTTACCTCTAAGTGTTGTGGCACCAGTTGGTATACTTACACCTTGATTTTGAATGTATACTTCACCATTATAGAAATATACATCAAGATTATTATTATCTACAACACGGACAAACTCACCAGATTCAAACAGACGTTGAATGTTTGAGATAAAAACTTCTGTTTTATCTCCTACTGCTGCAGAATAATCAACTGTTGCATACGACTGTGAGGTTTCACCAAACAATCTTAAATTATTAATTTGTAACCAATTCAAATCAACCGAATTGATTCGTAATGATTTAGATACAATCCATTTACCATCAGAAGCTTTTAATATTACATCTGAGGTATTAAAAATCTCGGCCTGTGAATCATATAATGCACGAAATAAAAATTGATATGATTTTTCAGTACCTTTTGAAAGATAAAACTCTTTTGCAATCTTTAACAGTTTTCTTTTATCTGTTAATGCATCTTCTGGTATATAAGGTAGAAAATCTTTTAGAAAGTATGAAACAAAATCATCTAATGTAGAATCCACATCCATATAATTGAGTAGATTTTTGGCACCATAGGTTACACCTTCACCACTTGTATTGGCTGTTGTAACGGATCCATTGGCTGAGTAAGCAGTTTCTAACCATTCATAGTATGCCTGAATAAAATCAACAAAAGTAGAATAGTTAATATTATCCCGAACAAATTCGGGAAGCTGCTGAGGAATCAGTAGTGATGTTTTATAATCGTTTGGTATCATGTATTAAGCTTTGGCTACAATATTAATATTGATAGCATTGGGGTCGGTGTTATCAAGAGTAATAATTTTATCTCTTGCAGAAGATACAATCGTGGATGTTGGCACGGCTTGCACACTTAATATACCTAGAGGGCTATTAATCGCAGACGGATTAAAATCGGTGAGTGTTACAATACCTTGAGCATAATCTACTGTACCAGCATTAGCGTTGAGAATCTTCTTAACATTGTTTTCAAAGTAATAAGTTCTCAATGTACCTTTGTTACCAGCAAGAACAGCCACAGCAGATGCCAAAGAACCATTACCATCAGTTGATGTGATTTGCACAATAGCCTGTGTATAATTAACACCAACATCAATCATTGTAATGCTATCTACTTGACCATTCACAACAGTTGCTCTTGCTGTGGCACCTGTACCATCACCAAGAATAGTTACAGTTGGTGTTGATGTGTAACCAAAACCAGGATTGCTAATAGAAATTGATTCGACATATGTTGTTGACGATGGAGTTTCTTCTAAGTATACGGAATCTCGTACCACACTATTGTTGTCAACATCAATTACTTGAAATGTTGGTGTGACACTAATACTTTTACCAAAAATATCTTTTTTTAGTGATGTTCCATATTTCAATGTATATGTTGTTGATGAAGTTAAACTTGGAACAAGTCGTTTCTGTAAAGTAATCGATGCATCATTTGTGATAAAAGAAGGACTAACCGATTGTACCGTGGAAATTAATGTTGAAAGTTGGAACGTGGAGTTAAATGTATTGAGTGTATCAGTTGCAAATCCTTGAATAGCAGTCAATGTTTGTGTCTGTAACTGTGAAGAAGTGAGTGTTGTCAACTTTGTATCGTATAATATATTTGAATTAATAACCAAATAATTATAATCAACGTCAATGATTCTTGGTTGAACTGTCAGAACAGAGATAGGTTTAATGATTTGTTCTTCAATGATTGATTTCTGTGATGGTGTTAATAGATAACCACCACTTGGTTTGATAGCCACAAACACCACACCATAGACTGGCGGATCATTTTCTTCACCACCCCACACATTGACTGCATCAATTGGGAATATACCTGCATTATTTTGAATCAAGAAAATGTAATCTTCTTTGGTCACTGCACGACCTTGAGCAGCATACGATTTTGGTGCAGTATATTTAATTGATTCAATGCTTTCTCTTTCTGCACCTTGAGTTGCAGCCTGCACTGGTGTAATTGTTGAACTTGAAAAACCAGAGATTGTATCCATCAACACAAAGTTATTGGCATCGGTTGCAGCTGTACCTGAAGTGATAATATATGATACAGACACCACATTACCATCTGTTAACGCTTCACCTAGTATACCATCACCAAAATAAATTTGATAGAAACCATTTGTTGCTTCTTGTAAAAAGAAAGCCTTGGTTGTGCCGTTGAGTGCCAAATAGTCATCAACTAATGTGAATACTTGTGAAGAAGTATTAGATGTGCTTTGTTGAACAACAACAGAGATAGTGGTCGTATCTACATTGGTGTCAGGTAATTCAAAGATTGCCGTTGGATTGGCCGCAGAATCATAGGTAAATGAAAGAGTAACTGGTTCACCTTGTTTGATAACTAAATCATTAAAAGTTACTGTATTGTTGGCCAGATTGGTATTTTCTGTGGTTGAATTAAGTGTAACGAACCTGTAACTGACACCATCAATCGCTTCAGAAAGAAAACTGGTAAATTTTGGTAGAGTTAAAGAACTGGCAGTTACATTGTTCATCACCAAATCAATCTGAGCCCGTGGTGCCGCTGCCGATTGTGGTGTATAGTTTAATAGTTTGGCGTGAGAAACAACAGAACTTCTTTGTAGTGCTGAATCCAAGAACATCTCGTTGGCCACCATGTTGAGATAGTATGCCTGATATTGTGTGTTATATGCAAGAATATCCAACAGAGTAGAAAGTGCAGAACCTTCGTAATTATAATCTTGAAGTGTGGTTTGAGATTGTAAGTACCGTTTTAGATTGGTTTTAATTGTATTAAAATCCAAATCGGTAATTTGAATATTTGAATTTTCGCCTGCCATTTTATCTATTTCTCTCTAAAAGGATGGTAACTGTTGTTGGTAGCGTTGCATTTTGTATGTAAAATTCTAAACTCACTTCATACGCATTTTGGTCTGGTCGTGCATTTACGGTAACACTTTTCAACAGAGCACGAGGTTCATAGTTCGTAATCATGTTTTCAATTTCGGTCTGCAACGATGACGATGTAATGGGTGAAATAGGTTCAAACAATAAATTGTTAATATTGGAACCCAACTCTGGTTGAAACGGTCTTTCATAGTGGTTCGTCAATAAAAGATTACGAACCGACCTTATAACAGCCATCTCGTCATAACTTAAAGCGACATCATTGGTCACCGGTTTACGGGTGAATGTGAAGTCTATGTCGGAATATAAGTTCTTTATGGTTGCCATTGTTTATTTATTCTACTTCAGGAGTAAAATTGCTTTTTGGAATCTTGATTTACGTTCAAAAAATTCTTGGGCCGGAACGCAAAATTTTGAATTTTTCATTTATGAGTTAATTCTCTCTTTAATCTTGTCAGTACCAACAAAGTTAT